CCACGTCCCAAGGATAGTTGCAAGTTCAACCTTACGTTCAATTTCTTTCTTTGTATCATTCTCACGTAGTACCACTTCTGAAAGGTTACAAAACTGATAAGGACGTAGGATAATTTCTGAGCACGGGTTAGTTCCATAGTGTATATCTGGATCTCTTCTTCCATACTTGGCTGCTTGGGCTTGAGCTGCGGCCACATTGTATATGCCTCGTTCTCCTGATTTTGAATCATATAGAGATTTCCATTCTGCAATAAATTGCTCCATCTCTGGCTTGCGTGAGTAAGCAACAGAGTTATTAGACAAAGCACGTTGCGTATTAGCTTCCCACCAGTTACCTGACTTAGCCTGTGCCATTTCAATATCGTTAATGTTAGAAAGAGAAATCATTGCTGATCGGCGAACTCCGCCTACAACAACTACCTCACCAATCTTGCACATAATATCGTGGCATTCAATTGGTTTAAGGTTTCTTCCTGTGGCGCTTTTGAACTTTGCAATTGTAAAATCAAATAGATTAACAAGTGGTTGTGGACCTGATGATCTTCCACCCATTGTTTTAAGTCTTGAACCTGCTGGTCTTACCTTAGAAACATCAATTGCTGGAATCTGTCCAGACCAAAGTAATGCTAGCAACTCACGGTATGCTTTAGCCCAACCTTGCTTAGAATCTTCTACTGTAATTACTGTGGTTGACTTCTCCAGTAACTCTGGGACGGCAGGAAGTTTATTAATGTACTTGTACTCAACAGAGAACCCAACGCCAGTGCCACACATGAGAATATACATCGTCTCGTCAAATGAACGTGGTGAATCAACTGGAAGAAAAGCACAATTGTATCCTGCTACATTATCTCTTTCTAATGCTGGTCCTGAAGTCATTACTGATCTCATTGATGGCATTACATTTCGTTCAAATACAAACTCTTTTAATTCCGCAACTAGCTTTTCATTTGGAATATAATTATGGTTTACCTTTAAATGGTTAGTCATAAACTCAAAATATCTATCTACTGTTTCTCCCCATGTTTCTCTACGGCCTTCTGCCTCTACCCATTTTGCATATCTGGATAAAGCAATAAAGTTTTCATAAGGATTTTCAATAGTTTGTGACATTTATTATACGACCTTCTCTCCGCCTTGCGGTGTTAATTTTAAGTGAAGTCCTAGTGTATCAAACTTTTATTTATCAGTCTATGGGTAAAAATATTTTTTATATATCTCATTATGTAAGATAGCATCTTAGTTGACTAACTTGACAGTTGTTTATATTTAATGCTATTCTTATAGTTCGTTATCTCTATAGGAGGAAATGCCAATGGAGAATATAAAGCAACAGTTTAGCGATTTGGTTCGTGACTGGACGATAATAGCAGTAACAATGTTATTTTTGTTTGGTAACTCAGCAAACGCTTTAACTGTAGTAGAACCTTTAGTGAAAACTGAAGCCCAATTAAAGCAAGAAGTCTTAGACAAGTTCAGTAATGCAAGTTACAGTTCGTCTGAGATGCTTACAGATGAAGAGTTAAAACAATTACTTGAAACTGTAGGATTCGAAGGAGCAGGCCTTAAGAAAGCTTGGTCAATAGCAAAGCGTGAATCTAATGGAAGACCGCTTGCATATAACGGGAATAAGAATACAGGGGATAGTTCTTACGGATTATTTCAGATAAATATGATTGGAAATCTTGGTCCTGAAAGACTTGAGAAATTTGATCTACAGAGTAACAAAGAGTTATTCGACCCAGTAACAAACGCAGAGATAACGTATCATATGACCAATGGCGGCAATGATTGGTCAAGCTGGAAGGGTATGACCCCAAAAGCTAAGGAATTTTTCTTAAAATTTCCGACAAAGTAAAGGAGATGGGATGAGGGTACAATATGTATCAACTTACATCTCCATGTCAGAAGAAGGATTGGTTGAAAAGCTTTTATGCCCAGTAGACCAATCCCTTCTTTTTTCTAATCAAAGCCTTTTAGATGAGATATACTTATATTGCTTAGAGTGCGATTATAAAAAGGCTCTTGGAACGGCAAGCTATCAAAAAATAGTTGATGAGGTGAATAAACACAAAAATGTGTAAAGAAAATTGTATTTGTAATTTAGAAAATGATTCGGTTCCGATACAGGTAACTGACGCAATGGGTAGAGAGGTTTTTTGGTTAGATGCAGGAAGGCCAGAATAATCAAATTTCAAATGATTTAGAAGATAATTTGCCTATGGTAAATTACATAATGCTTCATAGAATATATGACATGCTTAGCCTTATAGCAAAGGGATCAGTTGGGCAGGAAGAAGTAAGCAAAATGATTGCTTACCACGAACAGGGATATTTATTGGGCCCAACTCCAGCCTTTACCCCAGGAGAGCAAAATGATTGATCCATTAAAACAAAGAATGATATTAAAAGATATGCACAAAAAATTTCAAGATTTAAGTATTGATCTTGCTAAACTTAATGGCCTTTCTTTAGAAGAAGCTAATATATATGCAGACAACTTAAAAGAATCAACATTTTGGCTTTTAGATAAAGTACTTCAAGACATGGTAGAAAAAAAATATATAAAATTTGATTGACTATTATAGATTCTTGTAATATAATTAAAACTCAGGTTGAGTTATGCTCCCTGTTAAAACCCTAGTCGGATCCGCCTCTGACTAGGGTTTTTTAATACGATAGCCGTGATACAATTAGGTTATATTATCAATGGAGGCAAAAATGTATTTTTATGACAGACCAGATTGTATAAAACTTTCAAGCTACACCGACGCTTATGGAACCCCAAGCGGTATATTTTTGTTTAAAAACATACTGCCCGAAGAATTAATGTTAGACCTTGAAAACGAGCTGGACTCAATAGACTACCGAGACACCTTTAAATATTCAGGAACACTTATTAGCTGGTATGAGAATAAGATGGCCCCTAGACCAAAAAAACTATTAGAGTTTTGGGAATTTATTAGTGAGCTTCTTTATCCACATTATGTTATTCACCCTTCACAATCAATCTTAAATATAAGACCTGGGGACGGTGGAATGTTTACACATTCAGATAGTCCTGGAAAGGGTGCTTGCCATCTTTTATCTCAAGACGACAAATATGCAACATGCTGTGTAATTGACTACGGTCTAGTTGCTTATTTTGGACACTTTACTGGCGGAGAAATATTTTATCCAGACATCAACCCAGATGGAACTATAAAAACTGATGACAACAGACAAACAGGTCAATACGAATACCTTCCTCAGCGTGGAGACATACTTATTCACAGCGCTTTTGATCCATACAGCCACGGAGTAAAAGAAGTTGAATCTGGTGTAAGGTATGCGTTTTCAAACTTCTGTTTAAAGACAGAAGACAATCCAGGAACATTCCACAATTACAAAACTCCAGAGTATTACGAACAAATAGGAAATGGAACAGAGGATGAGCTTGATAAGTGGATGCAGCCATTAAGAGAAAATCCACAGTTCTCAAAAGATAGAATTGCAATTATGCAAGCATCAGGCCTTGAAGGTAAAGAATTAGCATCTACCTTTATGTCCGAATTCAAAGAGCATTAAGATCATTTAGTGCAAAAGTGAAAAAATTGAAGTGCGGCGGCGGTAGAAGATACCATTTGGAGGATATAAATGCCTAGACATTTTAGTAAAATGATGCAAAGTCCATATTTTAATACACCTCATTATCAAAACGAATCACATGAAGCTTTAGTTGAAGCAAAGATAGAAAAATCTATATATAAATTCTTTAATAGATTTAAACTTAAGCGATACAGGGCCAAATAAGGCTCTTTGAGTAAAGTTCTACCAGTTACACTGGTTAAATTCTCTGATGGCCTTCTGAGCCCTTATAAGACCCATTCTGACAGAATCTGACAGTAGACAATATGAATATATTCTAGTCAACTAGGATATATATACACATACTACATATATAGATATCAATACCCATGAACATATGATTACAGTCTTATAGAGCTGAGAGTTCTTCATTGTC